AGCCTTGCAACGTCGTCTAACTAATATAATCGAGTTTTAAAACGACTTTATTTAACCTGCAAAAGTAGTCTTGTCAATAGGATTCATAATAGTAACCTGTTGATCAGTTTCTGTCGTTTTAATATTGGTGTCATTGAGTGTGACAATGGAATTTTTCATATTAGCTTCCGTAGTATTAGCAGGAGGCCTAATGACACAAACTTTTCTGATAGCAATAGCTACTCCACCAACCGTTGTTGATTCCCAATTATGAACTCTGTTAGTAAGAGTTCCAGAAACGGTTGCTTTGTTAACAATTCGGAAATAAACTGCTACTGAACCTTTTGGATAGGGATAAGTTGATGTACCGTCTCTTCTATGACTTAAATCCAAGGTTGTGTTTCCGAATATTTTAACAAATTCAGAAGCTTCACCACCAGGCTGGAAAACAATCGTTCTTTTTGTTACGTTATAAGTTTTCATTAACTGCGTCCATTCATTGGAAGTAGAACCCATAACTAACTGACCTGTGGTTGTACCAGAACCACTATAATCCTGGAATTTGAAGTTGATACCAGTATAAGAATCATTGATTTTATCTTGTACAGCTTCACCTGTTCCCAAGTTTTCTTTAGCACGGCAAACATACATCTCAACCACATTAACATGACTGGATGTACTCTTAAAATCGAACTTTACGTAATAGTAATTTAGATTCAATTTGATATTTTCATCCAAATTACCCGCTGTTGTATTGTAATTTGCAGTTAATGTTTTTCCTGCAAACAACATTGATGCATAATTCAGTAAATCATTATTTCCGCCATATGCGAATTCATAACCTCTTTCATTTGTATTCAAAGTAGCCCATTTATCACGTGTTGTCTGATATAGCTGGGCTGTTTCATAAATTGTGCATTTCCCAATCACTTCATTGTAGTCCATGACTCGTTTAACTTTCTTGATGAATTTTCGCATTTTTTTTCCCACTTTCGGCTTTTTATCAATAGCCTTCACACGTTTTCGCTTACCTTTACGAACAGGTCCGGTACCTAATGAATGCAATTTTCTTTGGTAACCAAATTTATTCATTGTTTGTGTTGCTGTACTGGAATAACTTTTTCTTCCTAACGTAGAAGCACCACTACTTAGTAACTCTGATAATCTAGACGGGGAAATTGATGGTGATTTATCTTTTATCACCCGTCTAAATTTGACTGGGGTAGTGTAATTCCAAGTTCCATATCGCTTAGGCATTAGATCATAGCCAGGGGAGACGTTAGATATTGCGGTATAGGCTATGATGGCGAGCGTTTAGGTTTAGGCTTGTCCTAAACCTAAACGCCATGGTTAGGGTTAGGATGGTTAGGGTTAGGGTTAGGGTTAGGGTTAGGGTTAGGGTTAGGGTTAGGGTTAGAATAGGTTGAGTACGTCGCAAACCTAGCATGTACCCGAGCGATATTAGCATGCACACTCCCTAACCTTAAAACATAAGGTATCAACAAATTGCATCATAACCCTTAACAATTACGCCATAGTAGGCACCCCAAGTGTAACGCTATTATTACCTACTATGGCAACGTTACGGCGTTACAACCGTGCACGTCATGTAACCTGGACCCTTGCTTACGTAAGCGTTTGTTATAAAAACAACGAATAATTCTTATCCTAAAATGTCTTCTCCTCTATGGCCGCTAGATATTGGATCGGAACCTGCTATGCCGACTCTCGACCGGACTCCCTCTCCCCGCCCTGCGTCTACCTTATTGGCCAGCAAGAAACATGCCCTAGCACCGGCCGCCTTCACTGGCAACTCGTTGCCGGTTTTAGTCGACCCGTTAGGATCGCCCAAGTTAAGGAATCTGTGCTCCCCGGACATTGGGAGCACACTCGCTCGGAAGCCGCGCGTGCGTACGTCCAGAAAGAAGACACAAGGGTCCCAGGAAGTCAATTTCAGCTCGGATCTTTCCCTGTCCGGAGAAACAATACAACAGATTGGGATGAGGTATTGGGAAATGCAAAGAACGGAAATCTTGGAGACATTCCCAGTGACATATACATTCGGTACTTTATGTTTAACTCTAGTTATTATAGATCACTCTGTGCAATATCTGCTGACCATCAACAACCGATTGCTCAAATTAAAACAATTAATGTTTACTTCGGAGCTACCGGCACTGGAAAGAGTAGAAGAGCATGGGATGAAGCAGGATTGGATGCTTACGCTAAAGATCCACGGACGAAGTGGTGGGATGGCTACAAAGGTCAAAACCATATTGTTATCGATGAATTTCGAGGAGCAATTGATATCTCACATATCCTTAGGTGGTTCGATCGGTACCCAGTCCGAGTGGAAAAGAAAGGCGGAAGTTACCCCTTATGCGCGACTACAATCTGGATTACGTCAAATCTTTCGCCCGACGCCTGGTACTCCGAACTCGACTCCGAAACGAAACAAGCCTTGCAACGTCGTCTAACTAATATAATCGAGTTTTAAAACGACTTTATTTAACCTGCAAAAGTAGTCTTGTCAATAGGATTCATAATAGTAACCTGTTGATCAGTTTCTGTCGTTTTA